GTGAGGTTTCGGGGAAGAGGCAATCTGTGCCTCCTTGTGGTCGACGACGGCCGGTTCTCGAACAGCATGCGTTATCCGGGCGACCCCGCGGGGCCGGCCTCCGAGGTGTGGAACTGCCGCTGCACGCTGGTGGCGTCGATGCCGGGCGCGGATGCCTTCGAGGACCGAAATGCCTCCAAGCTTGAGACCAGCTACGAGGACTGGAAGGCCGGGAGGGACCCGAAGAAGGCCAAGCCCAGCGGCAGGAGCCTCAGGGAGTTCATGGGCACGCCGGCCGTGGGCAAGGCCGCCAGCCGGGCCGGCGTCAGCAAGGCGCGTGTGCGCAAGGCCATCACCGACGAGCTGAAGCGCCAAGGCAAGACGGGACGCGACTTCCCGGCCATGTCGCGCGCTGGGCAGCAGGAGGTGCTAAAGGAAGCCGTAGAGCTTACGAGGAAGCAGGACAAGCCGCGCCGCAATGTGAGGGTCGTCAACGACGCCCTGTACAACTCCCAGAAGAACTACGTCGAGAGACATGGCGGAGTTGTCAAGAGGGACGCCGAGGCGGAGGAGCATCTTGACAAGCTCGGAGCCGGCGCCTCAAGCCTAGATGACGCGGTGCTTCTTAGACCCGATGCAAGCACGTCAGAGGTGCTGGAGGAGGTCTTTCACTTTAAGCAGAACCTGCGAGGAGATTACTCCGACGCGCCGGTCGACGAGATGGTGGCAAGGAGGGAGATAGACGCCCAGAAGTTCCTTCTGAGTGTCGCTGAACGGTATAATATTCCCATATCAGAGACTGAGCTGACGAAAAGGAACCTTGCTAGATACGAGTCAGACCTGAGAGAAATCCTAGAGCAGAGGAGAAGCGGGCATGAAAGTGAATGAAAGCATCCCGCTCGATTTCGGTAACAGCAAGTCATACACGGTTCTCGTGCTCGACGGCAGGGTCCCAGACACTCGGTTCACATCCGTCCTGTGCGGTGCCGAGACGATAAAAACCGTTTTCATGTCTGGTGGCAGGCTCGACGCGGTGGCAGTCGAGGGAATACATGACTTCACAGGCAGGGAGGTCACGTTCGCATGAGCGACTTCCACGTCATGGCCCGCATTCTGGGCGCCATCCGCTCGTGCGAGGGGCGACCGTTCGACGTGGCGGCGGTGAGCCCGGAGGCCCTGGGCGTCAGCGAGGAGCAGCGCGACGTGCTGGCGTGCAAGCTCCAGCGCGCAGGCAAGGTGGACGGCCTCATGACCACGGAGGACATCGACGGCGCGCCGCTTCGCGTGCTGTGGGCGCAGTCGGCGCCCGAGGTCACGCTGGACGGCCTGGAGTACATGGCCACCTGCGAGCCGCTCAGGAGCGCCGCCCGCGAGGTCGTGGGCGCGTCGGTGTCGGCGGCGGTCTCAGCCACGGTCGCCGCGCTCGGCTCGATGCTGTAGCCAGGCTCCAGAACACAACTTGCATTCAGGCCCCCGCCACCACGGCGGGGGCCTTTCTCGTGCCGCGTGACCGTGCCGCGACCATGGCCGCGAGGTGATGCGGGATGACGAACAACGTTGACGCAGTCGACCACACGCAGGAATGGCTCTCGGCGCTCGTGCCGGCGCTCTCGCGCGGCCTGGAGCAGGTGGGCCTGGCCGCCGAGGGCCACGCCAAGGTCAAGTGCCCAGTCGACACGGGCAGGCCGAGCAACTCCATAACCCACGTGCAGCTGGACAACTGCGTCAAAGCGTCTGACAAGTAGTCGGTGTGTCTTTCGATAGGAAAAACAAAAAATGGGGCGGGTTTTACCCCGCCCCACCTGCGTTTCTATGGTCGGGGCGACTGGATTCGAACCAGCGACCCTCTGCTCCCAAAGCAAAGAATGGCCCTGGTACACCACAATCTACCTGCGCAAACGTCACGCCAGTCCATCGCATGCACCACACCGTACCACATAAAATCACACGCGCTAGTGGTCTTTAGTGGTTAGATGTTTGATACAAATCCCCCAGCAAGGCCGCGTGCCACGGCGTCCTGCGCGCGGGCCAGCGTGCCCAGCTCGGGGTTGAGGTAGTGCCCCTCCAGGACCTGGGAGCCGGGGGAGCGCCCCTGGATGCGGTTGATGATCGTGGAGTCGAGTCCCCGCCGCCTGCGCCATCGTGGCGTACGTGGCGCGCATCCGCCCGAGCGGCACGAACGGCAGGCCCTCCAGGGGCGCCCCGGGGGCGAAGAGCGCCTTCCAGCGCTTGGGGACGTAGCCGGGGCTGAGGCGGTGGCCGGTGGGCACCTGCCCGTCCGTGGCGTGCCGCACGCTCTGGCAGATGGGCCCGGAACCCGCGACCTCCCGGAGGGCGTCGGAGAACGGCGGCGCGAGGGGCACGCGCCTGTAGCGCCGGTCGTTCTTGGGCTCCTTCATCCCGTCGCGCATGGTGCAGGCGCCGGCGATGGTCACCACTGCCGTCCAGTGCCCTCCGGCGGCCTCGGACCACGCAACGCCCTCCCAGTCGAGTGCCAGGGCCTCCGAGCGCGAGAGGCCGCCGCCCGCCATCACGAGCCAAAGCGCGAAGAGCTGGGAGGAGCGGAAGGCGGGGCGGGACAGCGCCTCCGCCACCTCGGCGACGCCCCAGACCGGCAGCGGCGCCGTGGAGCGCCCGCGCGGCATGCGAAAGCGGTATCCCTCCATCGGGCTCTCCGAGATCACGTGGTCGAACTTCGCCTGGGCCATGACGGCCCGGAGCGTCCGCACGTAGTTCGGCGCGCTCTGTGGCGGCAGGGAGGACACCCAGCGCGCTATGCGCGTGTTGGTTATCGAGCCCACGTCAAGACCGCCGAGGTCCGGCGATATGTGCGTGCGGTAGTTGGAGTCGTGGCTCGCCGCGTTGGCCCTCGTCGTGGTGGCGTGGCGCTCCGGGGAGAACCTCCCCCAGTAGTACTCGTCCAGCGTCATCCGGTCGCCGAGCCACGGCTCCGCGCCCATCTCTCCGGCGATGCGCGCCATCTCCACGTCCGCGTCCCTGGCGGTCCCGCGCACCGTGCGCCACACGCGGCGCTGCGTCCCGTCCGCCCTGTAGCCGCAGGAGACCGCCACGCGCCACACGCCGGGGCGGACCTCCTCCTTGTGCCCGAGCGGGCTCCGGCCCTCCGTGCCCATGGGGCTATTCCTGACCCGCGAGCGCTCGCGCCTGGCGCCTTATCTCGTCCGCGTGCGAGTAGATCTCGTCCACGCCGTCGATGGGGTAGTGCTCGGACTCGTGCTTCCCGTCGAAGACGCTGAAGTGCTTCTGCTTGGTGTTGAAGTAGAGGCGGGCGATTGGCCGGCGGTTGTTGTCGTCCAGGAAGACGGCGCAGTAGCTCTTGGCGTCCCTCATGGTCACCCTGGACGGGTCGACCTCGGAGCACGCGATGGCCTTGACTATCGAGTACGCGTCCACCTCCTCTTCGGTGGTCACTATCCCGTTGTCGGGGACCTCGGGCTCGTCCTCGCGCGTGTTCGCGGCGGGGGAGCCATCGCTGTCCGCGTCCTGGTCCTCGCTGCCGAGCGCCGTCGTGAGCCTGTCGTTCACCTGGTCGTTGAGGAAGCGCCTCAGGGCCTTCTCAACCAGCGGGTGAAACTTCGCCACCACGGCCTGCCTGAACGCGCCGTCGTAGACGCTCGACGCAAGGAGCTTGACGAACTCGTCGGACGGGTCGCGGAACTGCTCCGCCACGGCGCGCTTGAGGGCGCCCACGTACTTCAGCTCCTCGGCGCTGGACGCTATGGAGTCGATATCGAACGACGGCTTGGTGAGCTTCTGCAGCTCCGGGAGCGTCAGCTTGTCTATGTCCAGGAGGTCCAGGACGAGGAACGGCTTGGAGTCCATCTTGTTCGGCTCGTCCAGGTCCATGTAGAAGTTCCACACCTGGCCGTTGGTGAGGACGCCGATGCGGGCGTGCGTGCAGGCGAAGTAGCGGTAGAGCTGGCTGGCGTTCTCGAGCGAGAGCTGCGTGCCGACCTTCTTGCACTCGATGATGATCTGCACCTGGCCGTCCAGGACGAGGGCGTAGTCAACCTTCTCGCCGCGCTTGACGCCCACGTCCGCCGTGAACTCCGGTATCACCTCGTTCGGGTTGAAGACGTCATAGCCCAGGACGCTGCCGATGAACGGCATGATGAACGCGTTCTTCGTGGCCTCCTCCGTGGTTATCGAGTCCTTCAGCGACTCGACCTTCTTGCCCATCTGCGCCACCGCGTCTGCGAACTCCATACAGAACCAGCCCCTTCTACCTCACCACGTCCTCGTACGCCTGCCACCACACGACCGTGCCCAGCACCTCCATCGGTGGGTCGCGCGGCCCCACCACGAGGTCCTCGTATCCCTCCTGCCAGGAGTCCGCCGAGAGCATCACCGTGCCTCCGGACCCAGCCATGTAGACGTGCACAAAGCTGCCGTGCGCCTCGTCGCGCACCAGGACGGCGTCGCCCGTCCTCGGCTCCATGTCCGGGTCAACGCCCAGGGCCGCGTCCTCCGGGAACCGCCTGTCCATGCAGGAGCCTATGCCGTGCACCACGAAGAGCCCGGGGTGGCGCGCCGCCACCCCCTCGGGAACCTCCACCACGGCGTCGGCGTCCTGCTCGTCCCCGTCGCCCATGCACGTGACGCCTATCACGCGGAGCGGGACCAATGCGGAAGCCGGCCTCACCTCGGCCCTCTCCGGTCCGTCTCCGTTGAGGAGGTAGTAGGAGGTGGTCCCCAGGACGCTGGCCAGCTGCTCGAGCTTTGCCAGTCGCGGGCGGGACTTCCCCGCCTCCCAGGACCCGACCGCGGCGTAGGTGACGGGAGGGTCGAGCTTCTCCCCGAGCTGCCCCTGCGTCAGCCCCGCCTGCTCTCTGAGTGCCCTGACCCTGTCACCGAAGCCCACAGCGACCGCCTCCAAAGTCTGGGGAGTGCAAATGATGCTTTTACAATATTGAAAGTAAAATTTGAAATCTATAAAAGTTTAGATTGCAAGTAGTGCAAATCAGATTTATATTTATGACGCCGAAGGGGGGTGTCAGATGAAGCAGACGCTAGCAGAGATAAGGCGCTCGCGCGGGGTTACCAAGGGGGCGATGGTCACCCTGCTTGACGTCTCCTATCCCACGTACCAGAAATACGAGCGGGACCCCGGCCGCATGAGGGTGGCAGACCTGGACAAGGTCTGCCAGTTCCTGCACGTGTCACGGGACGAGATTTTTTTGCCTAGAAATGCAAATTAAACTTGCAGAATGAAAGGGGATCGAGATGGAGCGGGGCATGGAGGACGAGCTTGTCAAGGACTGGAGGGTCACCTGGACGGTTGACGGCGTGAAGTACCACGAGCGCGGTTTCTTCACCTTCGAGAGCACCCAGGCCTTCGCCCGCTCCCTGGTGCGCGAGTACGGATCAGAGGGGCACTTCAGCATTTTCGCCGAGCGAATGATGGTCCTCAGCACGCGCAGCCTCCTCGACGCGCACAGCGCCGGGGGAGTCAAGCTCGCGCCGCACCTGCTGGCCACGGAGGAGACGTTCGCATAGCAAAGCGCCCCCGCGTGGCCTAGGCGCGGGGGCGGCGACACGGACTCGGGAGGTCCACATGTCAGATGGGATTGTACAGCAGCGGAGGAGGCCGGACCCGGTGGGGCCGGGCTGGCTCCCGTACGGCACGGCGGCGCGGTGCTACCTGCACGTGGCGCCTGAGCTGGTGCGCGGAGGCATCGAGCGCGGGGAGCTTCCCGCGTACGCCAAGCCGTGCACCAGGCGCGACCCGGGGGAGCCGTCCGGGCGTCTCTACGTGAGCCTGGCGGACGTGGACGAGTGGGTGCGCAGGTGCTGGCCCGCGTACAAGCCGATGGGGGCGCTGCTCCATGCGTAGGCTCCTCGGATTCACGCGCGACGACGTCCTGGACGCGCTCGCGCTCGGCGGCGCCCTGTGGGTGCTCGTGTTCCTGGCCGGGCTGGTCGGGTAGGGGAGGGACGGACATGGCGAGGAGGACGGTTGAGCTCTCCGAGGCGTGCCGCTGGGTGCTCTCCTGGACCGCTGACGGCAGGAACTGGCACCACACGGCGTACCTCACCTACGACGGCCTCGACAGGATGCGGGAGGAGGCGGCGCACGTGGCGGCTGCGCAGCGCGGCAACCCGGACTTCTTCATGTACGTCCGGGAGCTGTGCGTGGCCGACACCAGGCAGGCGCTCGACCCGTCGGTGCCGGAGCACGCCGTGGGCGTGGTCTGGCCCACGTGACGCCAGCGGCTTCCCGCCCCGCCCCGGCGCCACCCGGGATGGAGGCATGCGACTCGGACCTGCGTGGCCCGGGTGGCGCCGGGGCGGGGCGGGGGCCTGCGAGCGCGGCATGGTCGGACGAGAGATCGACGAGCGCCCGCGCCCCGGGCGCGGCGCCCCGCGGCCGGGCCTCCCCCGGCTGGGCCTTCCCCTCCCTCTCCGGGGGTCGGCGTGCGGGACGTCGCGGCCGCGGCACGGGCGCAGGAGAAGGGAGCATGCGATGGACGAACCTGGGTCGATGTCGGCGTTCGTGCGGGCCTCGCTCGAGCTGGGCCGGCGAACGCACTCTGTGGTGACGCCCGAGGAGCTCGAGCGGTGGACTGGGCGCCCGGCGCACGTGCTGAGCCGCGTGACCTACGTGTTCCAGGAGGGCGGGCGAGTGGACCCGCCGACGAGGATGGTGTTCTACTGCGAGCCCGAGAGGGTCGACGGGATCACCAGGAGCATATCGAAGCTGCTCGAGAGCAGGGGCTGGACTGCCGGCGTCGAGGTCGACAGGGTGACCGAGGGGGACGCGCGATGGCGGTGAGCGTGGACGACAAGTACCCGCAGTGGATGCGGATACGCACGAACGACTTCCAGACGCCCCAGGGGCGCTACGTCCTCTCGGGCGGCACTGCCGCCTCGTGGGCGGACTACGGCCGCTGGGTCGCGCTCAGGCAGATGCTGGCGCAGTCGCCGGGCGCGACGCTCGACGTCTCGGACCAGCGCGAGCTGCGCGGCCTGGCGAGGGAGCTGGGCTTCTCGACGCCCAGGCGCTGCATGGAGTTCCTGGAGGTGCTCGCGTCGTGCGACGCGATAGACGCGGAGCTGCTCGCTCGCGGGACGGTGGCCGACGCCGACGTCCTCGCCGCGCAGCAGTCCTACCAGTCGCGCCTGAGGGCGAACCGCTCGAACGCGCGCAGGGGCGGCAGGCCGAGGGGGCGGCCGGCGGCGGGCGGGGTACAGGCCGCGAACCCAACCGAAACCCAATCGGTTCCGCAAGAGACGCGCGGCACGGAACCCAGCGGGAACCCAAACGCAAACCCAACGGAAACCCAATCGGTTTAGCAATGCGGCGCACGACGAGCGCGGGACGGAAAACCGAGATGAAACCGGCACCCTCAATTATTACTTATACAAGAAATAGAAAAGCCCTAAACCTCGCTTGTGGGTACGCGCCCGCGGGGGGCGCGTCGTGAGCGCCGGGGCGGACGTCGCCGCGAGGCTGACGCTCAGGCACACGGACTCCGGCGTGCCCTACGTGCGGCCCTCGCTCGGGGTGCCCGACCCGGCCACCGGCAGGCCCATGCGGGTCTACCGCAGCTTCCCGGGCATGACGGACGAGCAGGCGATGGCCGCGGCAACCGCGTGGCTCACGGCGGTCATGGGCGGGGGCGACCTGCCGTCGCTCGTGGCGACGTGGATCGACTCGTGCGAGGCGGACGGCCGCGCCGGGGCGGCGACCTCGGCCAAGCGCCGCTCGCTGCTCAGGCTCTACGTCGAGCCGGCGTGGCGCGGCAGGAGGCCCGACGAGGTGACGCCCATGGACGTGAGCAACCTCGAGCTTGCGCTCCTCAGGCACGGCGGACGGGACGGGCGTGGCCTCAGCCGGCAGACCGTGAACGCCGTCCACTGGATGCTCTCGGCCTGCTTCAAGTGGCTCTCCGAGCGAGGGCTGGCAAGCGGCGTGCCCACGCGCGGCCTGCGGGCGCCGAGGCCCGAGCGCAGGTCGGTCGAGCCGCCGACCGAGGAGGCGTGCCTCGCCCTCAGGGCCTGGCTCTACGGCGAGGCCGCACGGCTGCTCGCTGACCAGGGCAGGGACGCGGCCGGCACGCGGAGGCTGGTCTCCGCGCTCGCCGCGCTCGTGGCCATGGACGCCGGCCTCAGGCAGGGCGAGGCGCTGGGGCTCAGGGTGCGCGACCTGGGGAGGAGGAGGCGCGAGCTGGTCGTGGCCGGCTCGGTGAGGGTCGAGGGCGGGCGCGCCGTGCGCGGCGCGACCAAGACCGGCTCCTCCATGCGCACGGTGGCCATAGACCGCAGGCTGCACGCGCTGCTCTCGGACGGATGGATGCCCGCCAGGCGGGCGCTGGGGCCCCACGGGGACGCAGACCCGCTCCTCAGCGAGGACGGCTCGTGGGAGCCGCCGTCGAGGGTGCGGGCGGGCTGGTACGGCCTGCGCGCGGACTTCGCGCGGGCGAGCCCGGACGCCGCGGGCGTGGCGTCGCTCAGGTTCCACGACCTGAGGCACATCCACGCGTCGCTGCTCCTGGCCGAGGGAGCGGACCTCAAGGAGGTCTCGACCAGGCTGGGGCATGCGGACACGGGCGTCACGACGGAGATCTACGGGCACGTGATGCCCGGGCACGACCAGAGGGTGGCGGACGCCTGGGGTCGCCTCATGGGCGACCCGGGCGAGTGACGAGAGAAAGGGGAAGACGATGGCGGAGAGCTTCAGGGAGAGCGTGCCGATGGGCCTCGTGAGGCCGAGCGGGACGAACCCAAGGCGCGAGATGGGCGACCTCAAGGCGCTGGCCCGCTCGATAGAGGCCACGGGCGGGCAGCCCGTGAGCCCCATCGTGGTGGTCCCGGACGGCGGCGTCTACAGGATCGTGGACGGCGAGAGGCGCTGGCGCGCCATGAGGGAGCTGGGCGCGGAGCGCGTGGACTGCGTCGTGGTCGACGGGTACGACGACGCGGACGAGCTCGTGGCCATGATGGCCACGGACGACAAGCTCCGGCTCTCGGACGAGGAGCGGGCCCGCGGCACCCAGCGGATGCTCAGGCTCGACGTGCCGGAGGGCAGGGCCGCCGGCGCCCTGGGGTCGACGGAGGAGCGCGTGCGCCGCGCCAGGAGGGTGGTGCGAGAGGCACCCGAGCAGGCCAGCATGGGGACCCTGCTGGCGGCGGCGGACGAGTCCTTCTCCGAGGAGGAGCGCCGCCGCGTGCTCTCGAGGCCCAACGCCGCGGCCGCCGAGCGCGAGGCGGGCCACATCAGGGAGGAGCACGCCGCGGCCGAGGCCGACGCGCTGATCCGCCGGAAGGCGGGCGACCGCGTGACCTACGGGGACGGCGCCGCGCCGACCTGGGACCCGGAGGGGCACGGGCTCATCTACCTCGGCACCGTCTCCGGGCCGAGCACCGTGGACAATGTGCTCGCGAAGGCACCGGAGGGCGCGGCGATCACCGCATACCCGAGGCAATACGGCAGGCCGGGCTACGAGCTCTTCTGCGCGGACCCCGACGCGGACGAGCGCAAGGCGGCGGACGCCGAGGCGCGGCGCGTCGAGGACGGGCTCACGAATGACCACCGGGAGAGCATGGGGCGCATGGCGTCATGGGCGGTGGCCGCCGCCATCGCGGGCAAGGACGAGGACGGCGAGCTGGAGCCATGGCCCAAGGGGATCGACCCGTTCCTGGGGCGCAATCTCGACGCATACCAGACCGAGCTCCTCGACGGGACCGCGGTCAAGGCCGTCGAGGCCGACACCCCCAGCGGCTTCGAGATAGTCGATGCCGTCACGAGCAGGGCGTCGACAGGCCTCTTCTTCATGCGGCGGCTGAACAGCTATGCGGCGAGGAGGTACGTCGAGGCCTACGACTGGTGCTCCGCCCACGGATGGAGGCCGTGCGACGCCGACGCCGCCACGAGGGCGGCCATCGAGATGGCGCTCGGGGGCGGGGACGGGGGCGACGCCGATGCTGACTGAGAGCGCCGGCCGCGTCCGCATCGCGGAGCGGATGCGCGGCCCGTTCGACGTGTGCGGGTGCCTGGGGCACACGTATATAAACGGCACGCTCTACGGGATGCAGGTGTGCGCCACGGACGAGCTTGCCCTGCGCGATGGCATGGCACGGCTGGCGAGGCTCCTGGACCTCACGTGCCACATGGCCAGGGGCAGCAGCGACGTCCCGGGGACGGACCTGTGGATATGCGACGAGTGCTCCGGCAGAACCTACGTGGGGGCCGGGCGCCCGGCGCCAAACCACTGCTGCAGGTGCGGCGCGAGGAGGGTAGAGCGCTGATGGATGTCCAATCGCAGCTGTGCGGCAGGTGCATGCACTACCGGGGCAAAGACATTGGGGTGTGCCTCGTGTATGGCATCGGCATCTTCGCAGACGCGCACTACATAACAAGTGTGTCCGCTATCACGGGAGAGGACTGCGGATGCGAGAACTTCATTACCCCGGAGGAGGAAGAGGAGTGGTGCAAGGCGCTCGAGAGGGCGGAGCGGCACCCTTTGCCGTGGAGGTGATTGGCTGATGGCCGAGTACATCGTGGACACGACGGACGGCATCCTGGACGCCAGGACCACCGGAGAGGTCATCAGGTGCAGGGACTGCGCGGACTGCATCACCGGAGACATATGGCCATACGAGTGCGCACGCCACCTCTGCACCACGTGGCCGGACGGCTACTGCGCGTGGGCGAGGAGAAGGGACGGCGAACGCTGATGGCAAAGGACAGGACCAGGCACGCGAGGATGCGCAGCGGCGACTTCTACCGCGCGCGGCGCGAGGCCCAGCTCGTGCGCTGGGTGAACGACTTCGCCAGGAACGCTGACGCGCTGTACGTCACGATGGGGGACGTGCTAATAGACGTGGCGAGGTTCTTGGACGCGTTCTACGTGCACTACGTAAGGGATGGTGGTCCCCGTTGACCGGCTGGATTGTCTTCTTCGTCTGCGTCGCTGCCACCGCCGTCTCCGTGGCCGCATGGTTCGCGGGCTACGCCGTTGGTGTGGCGGACGGCACGCGACTGCTCATAGAGTGGTGCAAGGATCACATGGAGGGAAAGCGAGGCGGGCAATGACGCCGACCGAGGGACAGAGGGAGGCGATGGCCCGGGCGCTCCGGCTGAACGCCGCCATCGAGCGCCGGCACGAGGGGGTGTCCCGCAGCGCCGCCAACCTGTCCGACCTCGCGTGCCTCGGGGGCGACGTCCTCGACGCCTTCGGCGACGGGAGGCACCTATCGACCGCCATCGACGGCCTGGCGGACTACGTCGCGCCCCAGGCCACCACGGGGACGTGCCGGGCGTGCCGGCACACCGACCCCAGTACTCTGCGTTGA